TAGCACTTTACAGAATGAAGGCGCTAACTAAGGCATTAGAACTAGAAACAAAAGGGCTAAAGAGAAGAGGCAAATCAGCATACTCAATAGCAAAAGAGCAATACAGCCTAACAGGAAACAAGATGACAGTATTAGAAAAACTAAACGCCTTATACGAGGCTGAATTGGAGATGTGGAAATGAATCAAGAACAAAGACTAATGGAATACTTAACAGATAACATGGGAATTGACCCTTTAACAGCATGGAAGGAGTTGGGAATATACAGACTGTCTGCTGTTGTTCATAGACTTAGAATGGAGGGCTTTAATATTATTACAGAGCGTAAAGATGTTAAGAACCGTTTCGGTGAGAATAGCAATGTTGCTTTTTACAAATGGAGGATTGTATGTTAAATGAATTACAAAAGCCGTTATCGGCAAAGCAGATAGACTTTCGTGTACAGTCAATCAACAAGGGTCAGTATGTAACAATTCTCGCGTATAAAGATGCTAGAGTTGATATGGAAAGACTGGATGAAGTAGTTGGAGCGTTGAATTGGAAGCGTGAACATTCAAGAGATAACCATAACTGCACAGTGTCGCTTTATAACAAAGAGATTCAAGAATGGATTAGCAAGGAGGACACAGGTACTGAGTCACAAGCTGAAGCACAAAAAGGACTAGCAAGTGATTCTTTCAAGCGTGCTTGTTTCAACTGGGGTATTGGTCGTGAGCTATATGATTACCCGTTAATTCAATTTAAGTTGAAAGATTCTGAAGTAACAAAAAATGGAGATAAGTTTCGACCGTCATGGGGCTTTAATTTAAAAGAGTGGAGCTGGTATACAGAGTTCAAAGATAACAAGCTCACATTTATAGCTTGTAAGGATGTTAAAGGAGTTGTACGTTGGAAATGGGGAGAAATGAAGGATAAGAAATTTTTAAAAAAACCGACAAAAACTGAAAAGAAACAGTATAATGAAACTCCGACACAAAAGAGAAATAGTGAGATAAACGAAAAGTTTGAAGAGCTTGAAGAAGCTAAGAAAGCCTCAGATAAAGAGTCAGCTGATGCAATATGGGATTGGGCTGAACTTCACGGACATACTCAAGTGTTAGATAGATATATATCTTTGTTCGGAGATGTAAGACAGAATTTTTAAATTAGTGAGGTTGACTACCTTCCATTAGTCGGTGGCGTTATCTACAACTCTCCTCAGAGCATCGTATCTCCCGTCATCGTTAGGTTCAGAAGAATAGTCCGATTTGTTACCGTAAGTAACTCTAAATTCAAGACTAAATAAAAGGAGAAAAAATGTCAGAATACGATAATACAAATACAGCGATAGCATTCGTTGACCAAGGTTTATTTTGTGCGGAAGGAGTGAAAGCAAAAGGTAGAGCGCCAATACTAACAGTTAAAGTTAATGTAGATGGCGTAGAAAAGGAAATAGGATTGTGGTTTGCTACTGATAAGGAAACGGGTAAGTATCGTTTAACTAAGAATGGTAGTAAGATGTTGACAGGTCAAGTTAAAGCCCCATATCAGACAGATAGTCAGCCTAGCCAAACAACCACACCCGTAGCTAATGTTAATGCCCCACAGGATGGATTTGACGATGAGATTCCGTTCTAGTAAATAAAAATAAATGTTAAATCGCTTGACAGTTACGACTTTATAACGTATAGTGAACACTATGAAGTTAAAAAATTATCTTCATTTTGAACTGAGCCACGATGGTTCGGTGTTCTTTAAAAACCAAATAAAGGAGTACGATATGGAAAAGATTTCGTTTAAGGAAAACGATGGCGGTAGAGATACTGCAGGATATAAGGGCTATACTGGAGATTGCGTAACAAGAGCAATAGCGATAGCAACTAAAACGCCATACCAAGATGTATATGATTCATTATACGAATTAGGTAGAAATTGGGAAGGTCGAAGTAAGATAGCTAAAGCAATTCGGAAAAGCCCATCACCTCGTAACGGATGTCATGTTCCTGTTGCTGAAAAATACCTAGAAACATTAGGTTGGGTCAAAGTTAAAAACAAACTGAGACTAGATGATAAGAAGTTTAAGTCTGGTCGATATATTTGTTCTGTACGAAGACATTACACAGCAATGATAGACGGAGTGCTTAACGATACTTATGATTGTCAGATGACTAGCGGTATGTACGCAGAAAAGACAATCAAGACAGCATTCCACCATTACGAGAAAACATAAACCAAAACGGGGTGTAAAAACCCCAACTTATAGAGGAGAAAGAAAGTATGAAAACAAGTTATTTTTATCAAATTCAAAAAGGAGTTACAGGTGGGGTATCTATATCTGTGGGAAAGCCAAAGTATGTAGAGATTGACGCTGAGTTTAAACAGCTAGCTCCATCATGGAATTTGTTAAAAGCATTTCAAGATGACAAGATTGATGAGGCAGGATATGTTGAGAGGTTCAACTATCAATTAAGTAAGATGAATGCAAAGAGTGTTATTGACCATCTGCATTATCTAACACACGGAGAAGAGCCAGTATTAATGTGCCACTGTGGAAAGGATAAATTCTGTCATAGACATTTAGTGGCTGAATGGTTAGAAAAAGAAACAGGTCAAAAGATTGAAGAATATGGTGTAGGTGTCGTGAATAGAACCAATGGAAGAATAGTTGGTGCAGGAAAGGAAGTGAAAGATATGCTTGACCTTTTATGAGAATAGAGCCTATGACTTTAGACATGGTAAAGAGTGTCTATTTTTTTATACAAGCAGTAGAACTTGAGGATGACGTTTTTATAAAAAGCACAGAAAAAGAAATATCTGAAAAAGTTAAAGAATCGATAGTTTGTTTTGACGATGGAGAATTGATAGGTGTACTGCTAAAGGTTGGTAGCTATATTGATACTGTTGTTTCAACTAAGGGTTGTGGGCGCAAGATGATTAAGTCATTAGGTGAAGGATATTACCTAACAAATATTTCTAGTAAAAACACGCCAAGTATTAAGATGTTCAGAAAATTAGGGTTTGGTCATGTAGGTGATGAAATACTTTGTGGACAGAAAAGAGGGAAGTATGCGGGTTATATTCGATAAGTCAATTATGACAGCCAACGGCATTGCTATTGTTGACTGGTCAGTAGAAAGACAAGTTGAGATAGCTTGGATGATTAAACATCAGTTCGACTCTTTGCACATAAGAGATATTCTGAAAACGATGCAAGTCTATACGACAAAGAAGGATAAGTATTGGGAATGTATATACACAAGCCCAAGGATTACGATTGTTGATGCTTTCGATAGAAGAGAAGGTGTTACAGTGAAAGAAGCGAAGTTGGTAGAAAACAAAGATATAGCTATTGTGAATTTTTATTGCTGTAATGAGATAAAGCCAACCGTTGATGATTTGAATCGTATTTATGAGTCATTGAAAGACATGGGTTTTAAGTGGATTTCGTACGGTGGCAGTATGATGCTTAACTATGAGAAGTTCTTGTGTGATGAAGTTCGTGTGGGCGAGGCATTGCTAACAGGTTATTCAACAGTTGATGATTGTTATTTTCCTAATATGACCAACCCGTATTCAGTAATTTTAGATGTTATGGCAAGTAGTGAAGATGGTGTTGTTGTGAAACATGGATTCCTTGAGATAGGTGGATTTACAGATATAGAGGCACGATGTGTTAATACTGATTGTTCTGTATTGATGATTGAAGACTGGCAAAGATATTCAGCAGGCTCAAAGATAAAAGTACAGCCTGATTACTTCACGTTGATTAAATTAGCAGACAAAGGATATTTAGAAAATGTTGAAACTATCTAACGGTTTAATTAATCACTGTGTCAACTCAGGTTGTGGGTGGAAGTGTTGCGACTTTGGAAGTGAAGGCCATATCATAATGTTGCCTACAGAATATGAAAAGGCAGGAGATGTTAGCCATATTAATGTGATTGATGATGACTATATGGGTGGCAAGAAAGTAAAGTGTGTAGCCAAAGACAAAAAAACGTGTGACGGAGGGTATAAACCAATACAGTGCAGGACATTCCCGTTGTGGGTAAGGTCAGACGAAAGAATTGAGCAAAGTACAAGGTGTCCGTTAAATAGTTCTCAGACTAAAGAGCATGAGGCTATTGCTATTAAGATGGTAAATGAATTTGGTGTAAGTGATGAGTTTTTAGATAAAGCGGAGGTCTGTAGGTATGTCGAAAAAGATGCCGATATTTAATAGAACATTCGGCTTTGAGCTTGAGTTTGGAAATGTAAAGAAAGAAGAGGCTGACTTGCCTGTAGGATATAGTTGGTCGCCTGATGAGAGAAGTATTGTAAATTCAAATTCAAAGAAAGCCACGCCAACAGGTGATTTTGGTGGTGAGTTAAATACCCGCCCACTAAAGCCAAACCTGTCAGATGTTAGAGAAGTTAGGTCTGTAATAAAAAAATGCCTAAAAGCTGATGGGGTGTTAATGTGGAATACGGGCTTTGACGGTCATATTTACATAGGTGACTTAGAGCTTGATGATTTGAAAAAAATTTTTGCGTTAGGCTTTTACGTTTCGCCTTTGTTGAATAAGATGTTTAAATTAGGGGAGTGGTTTAATGTGCCACACCTAGTTCCAACACCTACGTTTGAATTTTTAGATAAGGTTCAAGATGTTCAAAGTATTGATGGACTAAGGAATGTATTTGCTAATTCTTCAAATGTCGGTCATTTCAGATTCCAGATAAATTTAATGTCGTTCTATAAGACTGAAACGCTAGAGTTCAGACTTTTTAATAGCTCAGAGAATTTTAGAGATACGCTAGAGACGATTAAGTTCATGTACTCATTCCTTGAATATGCTTTAACTAAAGACATAAAAGATTTTCAAGCAATAAAGACAGAAGAAGACTTCATTAGAGAGTTTGGTATTACTCATGAATTTGCTGACAAGACTCCCCCTTTAATATTCGCTGAAAGTCATCATGAAGCAACTAGAAATATAGCCAAAGGATTTTCCCCGTCCAGAAAGATAATTAGCGCAATCATTAACGACACAGCTGATAAGTTAATCATAGTCAACCCGTTCTATTACCAAACTGAGTTATCGCTGTATAAGGTTAAACATTTAATCGTGTATAACAATTCAGAGTTTAATCATGTTGTTTATTTGATTAGCAAAGGTGAGTTGACTATAGACTATGAGAATCACTTTGAAATATTAGGTGAGTATAAAGATGGCACTATAGAAACAGAACTAAGTCTGTTCTTTATATTTGCTAGGATTCAGAAGTACGACATGAATACCGAATATGGTATGAATGAATATCTATCTTATGCGAGCAAGATTAAAGAAAGCCTTGAAAAGATTGGGTCAAATTCAATAGAATTGGTTAGTTTATTAAAAACAGCCGATTATAGATTAGGTACTTTGAGAGATGCAATTCAACAAGCCAACATGGAGAAGATTGATGTCGTGTTTCAACAGGAATATAACAGTAAAGCTAATTCTGCATTAACTGCTTTAAAGAAGCACACTAACTATGGGCTAGAATTTGAAAGAACAGAGATGCGGTACGAGAAAGTTAAGTCAAGTCTAAAGAAAGGCATTAAATTATTGATTGTCAGTAAGAATGAATTCTTGCCATACGAAAAGATAGCAAAAGATTTAGATGTTACGTTGTACTCTAGTCAGAAAAGTTACCTTGGTGTAAGACAGGTCATGGACGAAGGTTTAAATATCTCCATAACAATACCTGATGATGATTTTGAAATAAAGAAGAAGACAAAGATAACAGTTCATGAAGTAATGCCGTCATTGTTTAGCGTGCTACAGGCTAAGTTCGTCAAGAAGGTAGCCAAGTTCACACAGCCAAAGATTTGCTATACAGTAAACAGTGGAAAAACTATCTTGGGAGCGTTCGGCTTTGACTATTCCAAAGACAAGGGTTATAGTCTATGGTTATTGAGTGACTTCTGTACGAATAATAACGTACCTATGTTAAGTAAGTTCATCTTGTATGTGATTAGAACACGAGAAGTTAAAAAGATGATTGAGAGGAAGTTAGTCAACAGAGTATCAAGAGGTTATACGAAAGTTTATACCACAATGCCAGTAAGTATGAAATACAGGGGTGCGTTTAAGAAAGTCGGTGGAGATGGAAAGATACTTGTTTATGATTTTGCGTTCGGTAGTATTAGGCACATGTCAGAGGCAAAGCAAGAATACTTTAAAAAGGTTAATAAATGAATAACAAGTGGAAAGTAAAAGAAGTTGATATTAAGGATATTGAAGGCACAGAGATAAACGCCAACAGTATGACCAAGAAGAATTTCACCAAGCTATGCAAGAACATTGAGAAGAGTGGATTATCATCAATGATTGCTTGTTATTTAAGAAAGGATGGTAAGTATGTAATCATAAGTGGTAATCATAGATACAAAGCTTGTGTTACTCTAGGTTATAGTAAGCTACATATTCTGTATGCTGAAGAAAAAGAATTAAGTAAAGACGAGATAGTAGCATTACAATTAAGCCACAACACTCTTCATGGTGAAGATGATAAAGGAATACTGAAGCGTTTATTTGATGAGATTGATAATATCGATTGGAAAGAAGTGGCTCATATCTCAGTAGATGATTTAGCAGTAGAAGATATGTTTAGTGGTTCAATTGTTCCAGTATCTGAACACTATCGAGTAGGGTTAGTTCTATATCGCAAGGATATGGATTTAATAGATGAATTATTAGAAATAGTCAAAGAAGAAAAGGATGCCTCAGACATGGTTATCTTGGCAGACGGTGATAAGATAGAAGATGACTTCCTTGATACAATTACTCAAGTAAAGACTGAGTTTGAGATTAAAAGCGTATCAATAGCATTCGGTAAAATACTTGAATTAGCTAAGGAGGCTTTAAGTACAAAGGTGACAGAAAACGACAAAAAGGAAAAGTAGATGAAATTCTCTAAAGAAAAGACAGTTGAAGTGTTTAAAAAGAAGGGTTGTAACGTATCAGCAACATGTAGTGCGTTGGGTATATCAAGAAACACTTTTTACAAAGAAAGAAAGAAAAATTCAGATTTCAAACAAGAGTTGATAGATGCTGAAGAGGCTGTTATTGATAATGTAGAAACAAAGCTATTGTCAAAGATAAATGACGGTGATACAACTTGTATGATTTTCTTCTTAAAGACAAAGGGTAAGAAGCGTGGATATATCGAGAGGCAAGAGGTTGAAATGGATATTGACGGCACAATGGACTTGACAGTTCAGTTCATTGAGTAAATTAGTAAAAATTCCCAAACCGTTCAAACCGTTATTTAAACCAAAGAGATATAAGGTTTATTACGGAGGACGAGGTGGTGCAAAATCATGGAGTTTTGCACTTTGTCTATTAATCATAGGCGCAAGAAAAAAAACCCGTGTTTTATGCACTAGGGAAGTTCAGTCATCAATGAGAGAGTCAGTACATAAGTTGCTCACGACCTGTATTGAGATGTTAGGTTATGAAAGATTTTATCAAGTAACTAGAGACGCAATAATTGGCAAGAATGGCAGTGAGTTTATCTTTCATGGAATACGTCATGACCCAATGCAAATTAAGTCGCTTGAGGGTGTTGATATTTGTTGGGTGGAAGAGGCTCAAAAAGTCAGTAACGAAAGTTGGGATATATTGATTCCAACTGTTCGTAAGGCTAAAAGTGAAATATGGATTTCATTCAATCCAAGCCTAGAAACAGACCCAACATATGACAGGTTTGTTGCTCCTGATAGAGAAGACACTCTTAAAGTGAAGATAAATTACGACCAGAACCCGTATTTCTCAGACGAACTAAGAGCTGAAGCGGAATATCTAAAAGAGCTAGACTATAACGAGTATTTACACATTTGGGAAGGAGAGTGTAAGACATACTCAGCCTCTCAGATATTCAAGAATAAGTACACTGTTGAAGACTTTGATGCTCCGCCTGAAGCTGTGTTTTATTATGGATTAGACTGGGGCTTTTCACAAGACCCTACAGTAATTATTAGATGTTTTATTAATGACCAATGTTTGTATATTGATTATGATGCTGGTGGAAGGCAAATTGAATTAGATAACACATACAGGCTAATTGATGCCATACCTGACGCAAAACAATATACAATAAGGGCGGACTCGGCACGACCTGAAAGTATTAGTTTTGTCAGAAGACAGGGCTATAAGATAGAATCAGTTCATAAGTGGGGTGGAAGTGTTGAAGATGGAGTGGAATTTATTAGAAGCTTTAGAAATGTATTTATTCACACTAGATGTACGGAAACAGCAGGAGAGTTCGCAAAGTATAGTTATAAGATTGATAGAGTGACAGGAGATGTGTTGCCACAGATTGTAGATAATCATAACCATTACATAGACGCTCTCAGATACGCATTACAACCAATGATTAAACAAAAAGGAAAACCGAAACTTGCAAGAGTTGTAGGAATTTAAGGAGCAAAACATGGGAATCGAATCAAAACATCCGTATTACACAGAAGCGGCACAACAGTGGTCACGTATTAGGGATTCATACAAGGGCAGTGATGCTATTAAGAAACAAGGTCAAGCCTATCTACCTAAGCTAAGTGGTCAGGATAAAGACCAGTATGAAGCTTATAAATTAAGAGCTATGTATTACAACGGTATTGAGAGAACAGTAAAAGGTTTAATCGGTGCTGTGATGAGAATCGAACCTATTGTTGAAGCCCCTGATAAAGTTAAAGCTTGGTTAGATGATATTACTGGAACAGGTATAGCATTCAATGATTTTGTTTCTTACTTACTTAGTGAGCAATTACTAATGGGAAGACAAGGAATCTTAGTTGATAGAAGCGAAGAGCGTCCTTACTTGACAGGTTATTGCACAGAGCAAGTAACCAACTGGATTGATGACGCTGTTGTCCTACAAGAGACATACAGAAAGATTGACCCTAAAGACCCGTATATGTCTGAGTACGATGTTCAATACAGAGAGCTTACAAAAGACGAAGATGGTAATTACGTTGTTCGTATTTGGAGAGATAACAAAGGTTGGGCAGTTTGGCAAGAGATTTACCCTACACAAAGGGGTGATGCGCTAGATGGTATTCCGTTCATTGCTATGAGTGGTGAAGGTTTCAATTTCGAGCCAGTAACATCTTCTATGTTAGCTTTAGCAGATACAAGTTTATCTCTATACAGAACATCAGCAGACTTAGAGCATGGTCGTCATTTCACAGCATTACCTACGCCGTACGTTACAGGTATTGATGCCGATAGCGAATTAAGAATCGGTTCGGGTGAAGCATGGATTCTACCTGATACTGGAAGTAGCGCAGGCTACCTAGAATTTAGTGGTCAAGGTCTTCAGGCTTTAGAAAAGGCTATGGAAGAGAAGCGCTCTATGATGGCAAGTCTAGGCGCGCAGTTATTACAATCTCAGAAGGCAGGTGTTGAAGCTGCAGACTCAGTTAGACTAAGACAGAATGCTGAAGCATCTACATTGGTTACTACAGTTAAAGCTGTAGAGAGAGCGATTACCCATGCCCTAGAGGTTATGGCTGAATGGGATGGTATTCAA